AAGGTTGAAAACACCGTCTTGACGTATGGCGAAACCATCAGCGCGGATGGATTGCCGCCCGCGTTATAGGCGTCCAGGATGATGCCATCCAGAATCGCCTTGGTAAACGCGCGCTGGTCGCCATTGGTTGCCGCATCGACAACGCCCGTGCCGCTGTTAAAGCCGCCAGATGCACCGTTTGCGCCGAGTGAATCATTGGTGGCCAGCCAAGCGCGAAATGCGCCAAGCTTGCGGTTGGTTGCGCCGTCGCCAGAGCCAGCGGATGAAGCCTGATTGGAAAGCACGATGGCTTCCATGTCAATCTTCAGTTCCTTGCCCTTCTTGGCCACTTCACGCGCCAGTTCCGACTTCCGGCCCGCCTTGGAGGTCTTCTCCTGCGTGCGCGAAATGATGATTTTCTTGTCGGAAATCTGCGTGTAGTTGCCAACGCGGGTGGTCGGCGTGATCGAGTCATAAGCCCAATCATTGCCTTCCGGCTGGTTGTTGTCGGTATCGACAGAACCGAGCGTGTCGGTCTGCCATTCGGGATGCGTAGATACTACGTTATCGCGCCCGATCAGGGACAGAAACGGGGTTTCTTCCGAGTATGTTACCGCAACGGCATTTAACCGCTGCTTCTGCATGTCTCCATGCAGTCCAGACTATATCATCGCTTTCGCGCGCGGCGCTCTTGGAGGAAATTACTGCCGTTGTCGCCTTCTCTGGCTTTCCTTGCCTGCGCACGAATGCGAACAGGCAATGAATGACTTGCCGGTCACATCGCTTAGCCTTTTGCTAAGAAATGTTCCACACCAAGCACATTTGCCATTCCAGCGACGGTAGGCTCGTCCTCTAGTCGTTACACCTTCCTGAATGTTTCCATCCAGGCTTGGCTCGGGATTGCCCTCAGCACCACCTGTTAGGGGTTTCCCCGAGTTCACCGCGTTTTCATTTTCTGCAGCATGTACCGCCCAATGACACCTGCAACACAATGTTAAGCCATTGCTGACTTCCCACCGCAATTCAGGATATTCTTTGAACGGCTTTATATGGTGCGCGTGCAACTCAATATCTGTTGCCCCGCAATGTTGGCACGTTGCCTTTTATGCTACAGAAACGGCCCTAAATTCAAGGCGTAATCTGCCAGATTTTGTCTGCGAGTTCTTCGCGGTTTCCTACCGCGCTGTACGTTTCGAAGGTATTGGATACCTGTGCCATGTTGATAGCTCCTAAAGGTCAAAGTCCATGAGAGCGTCAACAGCAGCCGTAAGCGATCCAGTCTTGCGCAGGCGGTCAGCCTTTGCCTTTCTGGTTTGTGATTCCTTGTTTGCCGTGGTTTTGACCTTGGAGGCCGAAAGCATCTTTGGCTTGTTTTCCAGTTTCGCTTTCGCCGCTGGTTTTGCCTGCTTGATTTTCTGGTATGCCAGAGCGTCAAGCATAATTTCCAGCGCCCGCGAGTCCGTGAACGTCGCGAGTTCTTCCGCCGAAACACCATACGTCTTTGAAAACGTTTCGGTGAGTTCGGTATAGGTCTGCTTTGCCTTTTCGGGGTTTTTCAGGTGCGGTCGCCTTTCCAGAAGGCGGGATCGTTGTTCCTGAACAAACTGCCGGGTTTGCTCCTGTGCTTCCTGTAGCTGGCGCTGCCGGTCTTGTTCCGACATTGCCTGCATCTGTTGGAAGTGAAGCATTTGGCCTTCATATGCTTCGCGTTGCTGCTGGTATTCGAGCCAAGCAATCGGATCTTCCGATGGCGATTCGGTCGGAGCCAGCGGCTGTTGCGGCATATAAGCCTGTTGCCACTGCATCAAGAAATCGCGCTGTTGTGCTATCTGTTGCGCGGTTTGCAATACACGCTGGCTGTTTGCCTCCACTTCCCTGGCCTGTTCGGCAAGTTCGGTGGTTTTGCGCGTGTAATCACGCTGGAAATCGGCAACACGCTGTTGCACTTGTCCGAAATCGGCTTTCAGTTCCGCAAGGGTGGCCTTACGACCGTCGCCAAGGTCAACAACGGTTTCGTCATCAAGCGTTGCCGCTTCTGATTCTTCCGCGTCTTCGTCGGTTTCGTCGTCAGATTCCTCGTCGTCGCTTTCCGCGTCTTCGGTTTCCTGCGTTTCCTCGCCGTCACCCAATTCCTCATCGGTTTCAGGTTCGGGCTGTTCATCCTGGACGTTTTCCTTTGCCGGTCCCGGTTCTGGGGGGCTTAGGATGTCTTCCAGCGCCGCTGCGCCTTCATCAAGTGTCAGCGGTTCGCTTGAAGCGGTCCCATTCGGGAGGTCGCTATCTTGCATGTTAAGTGGTCCTTCTAAGGGATTCGGCACGTCATCCGACGTTCCTTTTGAATGGCGATCCATTAGGAGCCATTATTTGCCGTTCGGCAAATTCTCTATACCTGCGTCGTGTCTCCGTCAGCGTTCAACGCTTCGACATACCTATGCAAGCGCAGCATAAATTCTTCCGCCGCGCGATAGGTAGCCTGTGACTTACGGATTGCATCGGCATCGGTGGCATCTGCTGCCGCCAATTCCTGCAAGCTGTCCGCCATGATGCGGGACACAGTGAGATTCAACACCGGGTCTTTCAGAAGCCTTTCAGCTTCCACCGCCAATTGTTCGTCTGTGAAATCCATTACCCAGGTTCCCCGCCCATGTGGACGCCGCTGGTCGCCACCATCGTAGCACCATTGACGTTCGTAGCGTGCAGGCCCAATTCGCGCTTGATCTGCAATTCAGCTTGCATCTGTTCCCGCTTCAATTGCAGTTCCGCCGCAAGCTGCTCTCGCTTCAATTGCAATTCGGCAGTCAACTGCTCCCGCTTGATCTGAATATCGGCTTCCATTTTCTGCCGGGTTTGTTCCGTATCCGCCATAGCCTTTTGCTGCATCAACTGCGCATCCATCTGCGCTTTTTGCTGTTCGGCCTGCATATCGAATTGCGTCTTTTGCATTTCCATCTGCATCTTGGCTTTTTCGACTTCCGCCTTCGGATCAGGTTGCGGCTGCTGTGCAATCTGCAACATGCGCTGCAAGTCTTCCGGCGTGAAATCGATGTGGTAATCATCCGCATTGCGAAGGCCAGCCGATTCACCAATCTTGACCAGCGTCTTTACAATCTTTGGCAGGTATTCCAGCGCCTTTTGCGGTTCGTTCCGATCGGCCAATTGTGCCGCCATCATGGTCTGGTGCTGTAGAACCTGACTAAGCATCATCATGTCGCGGTCTTTGGAGCCTGTTCCAAGCCCTACATTGACCACGCAGTCCATTTCCGCGTTCCAGTGGCGCGGGTCCATCTGCACCCATTCACCGCGCAGCCTGACCACTTCCTGGCGGTCCTGGTGCTTTACATACAGCCGCAATAGCTTGCGCCCGACATTGGCCCAGCCTTCTGCCATGTTTCGCGCCAGCAATTCCTGTTTCGCGCGGGATGCATCATGCGCGTTCTGGTTTGCCGTGGCTGACTGGTTCTGCAAGGCTTCGGCGTCCAGCGCCATTGCCATCTTGGAAACGCCTGTGCGCTTCTGCATTTCCTCATCGATATAGGCAATTCCCGCCAATGCCTTGTCACCGATAAACGGCACAACCTGCGGAACAATCGGCTGCGAACCTTTGCGCTTGATGATTGGTTGCCCGAATTTCGGGTTAATCAGCGCATCCTTGTTGATTACCGAGCCTTCCTCAACCTCCTTCTGCGGGTTGTTCACCGCATACAGGTTATCAAGCATCTGGCGCGTTAGAACCGTCTTGATGCGCTCCAGGTCCATTGTATCATCGGCAATCGACATCCCGTCGAAGCGATGCGGCATCGGAAAGCAGTCGATCTTGTCGAATGGGTGATCGTCTTCAACAATCTCCCAATCCAGCAATTCGCCAGAACCATGTGCGCCAGCGAAATAAGCCCTGACGTTTTCCGATACGCCATCGCCGTCCATGTCGGCTTTCAGATAGCACTCGTAAATCTCGATCAGTTCGGTTGACGGGTCCATGCTGTCGTCAACTTCCACGCGGTCTTCCAGCCGCGCCAGTTCTTCCTCCGAAAACTGCTGCGAATTGTCATCCGAAAGCGCCATGACCTTATCGCGGTCGAAGCCCATTTCAATCAGTTCTGAACGGGTCTTTTC